GGCAGCCAGCCGTTCCTCCGCTGGTGTAGTAATCCAAGCGAGGCACACCGCTTGCAACGCTTTCAATGAAGCCAGCCGAATTGAATCGGGTCGCAGTCGTTGCACGGGTAACGTTGAAGTCCCCCGAACTTGCCAATACAACGCCAGCCGAAGTCGTAGCGATTTGGGTGTAAAGTTTGCCCGTCTTGAAGCGAGCAGGGACGATGAGTAATGATGGGCTTGCAGGCATCTGCTATGCGTTTAAAAGATTATACATTCGGACTTCGAGGCAGTTGATGAAGCGAACCTCCGCAGCGTCAGCCGAGTCGGTATTCGCCCGTTGCATAAACGGCTGCCAAGAGTTGGAATAAAAGACGAAGAAAGCGTATGATTGGAAGGAGTTAAGGAATCGGGTTTGGAGGCATCCATTGACCGCAGCCTCGGCAGGCAAAGCCCCGTCAGCGTCTGCACGTTGGTTGAAGGCAAGCCAAAACGGATTGCCACCGCCAAGCAGTTGGTTGGTTGGATAGCCGTAGCCGTAGCCGATTAGCATCGCTTAGAGGAATGTGAAACCGATAACCGAACCGACGCTTGGAGTTACCGCAGTAATCTTGCCGCCATTGCGACCGCTTATCACGATGCCAGCGGATATGGAAGCCCCCGAAAAGTTGTAAGCGGTTAGCAGGTTCTCGCTTCCAGTTCCAGTAAGGGTCGTGAAAGTCGCAGCGGTGTTGACTACAAGGAAGTCGTAGTTCTTCCCGGTAACGGTTCCATTGATAAACTCCATCGTACCACCTTGGCCGAGCATTTGTTGCAATATGGGTGTAGGCATTTTTTAGCGTTTAATTGTAAATGTAGATTAGACTGGAATTTCACAAACGGAGTGAGAGTAAGGAATCTCAAATGTCATCGTCGCCTGCCACCCTGCGGTGCGGTCGTCCCGGCTCTCTACAAAGCGTGTAAGGCTCACGCTGGATGAAAGGGTCCAGTCCTCGCTTGGGTCGTTTGTAAGGCTTGAAATGAAGTCCTGTGCTATCTGCAACTGGTCGCTTAAGACCTCGTCCTCGTTGTCCTGCCAACCCAGCGTAGGGCTGCCTGAAACCACTCCGCCCATCGGCTTAATGGACTCAACTCTATCACTAAAATATACCCCAACCACCAAGTCCAAAGTCCCAGCGTCAGTAGTTGCTGACTGAACGTCCGCAAAAACGAGCGGATAGACGATGCGTTCACGGCTTGGGGTTCGCAGGTTGATGGTGTTGTCCGTTCCTATCGCCAACGGGTCGCCCGTCCCGAAGGAGTTGACCTGAGGATGAGCATTTGCAAGGTCCAGCAGGGCTTGCTTGATTTTTATCCAAGACATAGTTTTGCAGTTTCAGTATGTTTTTTTTATGCGCTCCCATGCTTAGCAGTCGTTACACGCCCCGAATTGTCCGTAGGGGTAGGGGTAATCCAAGTTGCTGATTCCCATTCGCCTGTTGCGGTCTAAGACCATCCCTGTTCGGTAGTTGGTAGCGTTCGGGTAGATGGTATCCAAAGCAGATGGAGGCGAGTTCCAAAGCGGATAGGAGTTGCGGTTCTCCATGAGGTAGCGAGTAATGCGTTCGGAGTACCACTCCGCATCGTTCTTCACTTTGTCGGTCAGCCGGGTAATCTCTTCCATGCTCATTTGTGAGGACTCTTCGCTCGTTCTACGGACCATCCCCTTGTTCATGTACTTGAACGCAAGGACCATGGGCAATTCGTAGTAAAGCCACTGAATCATAGCCGGCTGAATGTAGTCCTCCAAGAGCGTTTGGTTGAGTGCAGACGTTGAACCGCTGACCACCTGCGTAACCAGTTCCCCGTAGAGTGCAGAGCCAACGATGGGCTGAATCCGCATCTCCTGCACCTTGATGACCGTTGGACGGATTTGGGTGTAGGATACGTTCTCGTTGATTATCGAGTTGTCCAGCAGCGTTTCTTCGCTTATGAATAGTGCCTTCATGCCTTCGTGATTTTATTGCCTTTACGGATTACCAACTGCTGCTCCCATACATGCCGACATTGGGGGCGATTCACTCCGCTTGGAGTGTGATACCAACCGCCTCTGCGATTCCATACGGAATATCCCATGATCGCAGAAATCCCGTCGATGTCCTCCCTCGTGTAAACCTTGCCTTGCCCGGCTAAGTCAAGCATCACCTTGCAGAACTCACGGCTCGAGCCTTTGTCCTTGTTGCTGAATCCTGTGGCCCATGCGTACTTGTAGCGGACTTCCAAGACTGGCTCTGCAACTTCCTTCACGTTCTTTGGAAGGTTCTGCTCGGCAATGTTGTCTACCGCCCGGCTGATTGGGTAGCGGTCCTTGGTGATTAGGTAGGCGACACGCTTGGCGATCTTCGCTTTGCTAACTCCGAACTCCTTGGCCATTTCTTCAACGCTTGCGTCCCGGTTCTTCTTGCGGTAGGCTTCAATCTTCTTGTCAAGTTCAACCTCTTCTTCGCCCAGTTCGGCAAAGGCTAAACGGATGTTTTCGTCGATGTTGGTGTCAAACCGCATCGGCTTTGAGTGCATCACATGGTAATTGTCTGCATGGCATCCGAACTTGCTTGCAACAACCTCCAAGACTTTAAACTCTTCGTCGCCCCATCCGTAGTCTTCGTCGTCTTCTTCGCCCCAAGTCGGTTCGCTAAACTCTTGGGCCTGCACTCCGAGCATCGTGTCAATCTCTTGGGCTGATAGACCGAAGCCGGCTGACAACATGGTACGAGCCATTTCAAGAGTGATTTTCTCCTGCATATACTGACGCACGATTCGCATCAGGTTTTGATACTCCCTGCCCGACAACTTTTTGATGTTGTCGTTTGATGCCAAGCCTTGCGGTGCAGTAGGTTCAGGGCTGACCTCTACGGCTGCAGTTGCTCCTGCAAGACCCGAACCCTCTGCCTTTGCAGGCAAGGACACCAAGGCCCTAATTTCGTTGGCTGACATGGATTCCAAGACCTTGTTGGCAACCAACGGAGAGAGTGAATTGATAGCCGTGATAACGTCTTGAACGCTTGATTCGGTCTTGATTTCAATCGGTGGCAAGCCTGCCTTCTCACGCAGTTCTGCTGGGGTCATGGCTTGAAGGAGAGCCTGTTCGCTCAACTGCTCCGTGATGGGATTGGTAGGAATTAACTCCATGCCTTCCACACCGTTGAAAGACCCCAAGTAATTTATCATTCTTTCGACCTTCTGCACCCGGTCGTTGACGTAGGTGGCCTTGAATAGTTCGTAAGCCTCGACCAATTCGTTGCGTCCACCCAATTGGCCCTCGGTCTTGACTCCGAATAGCATGGGGTTGGTTACACGGTGGGCAATGAATATCTCCTGCTGAATGGCTTTGTTCAGTATCTCAAACTGCTTATCCATGTCGCTCGGTGTGAGCGGTTCAAGTGTCGGGGCCTTGGCTGCATCGTCGTTGAAGGTTACAACAAAGCGACCAGCGTTGTCCGTTCCCGAAAACTTGCGTTTGATTTGACGCTCGATATCGCCCTGTTCTTCGGGGGTCGGGATTCCGTTGTTGAAGTTTATCAAGTATCCCCCCCAAAAGTTGTTGCGGAGGTTGTTGTTATGGAAGTTAGCCACTTGCACGTCTGCTTCAATCCAAGCATTCCCCCCGATGTATTCAGGTAGAGGATAGTGCTTCACGCCAGCAGCATAGACCCTGTAATAAAACAACTGCTTACCGAGGCGGTTCTCAGGGTCGAATGCAGGAATCTTTTCGATGTCGCCAACCTTCGGAAACAACTGCATCATATCGTCGTTGTACCAGTCAGCCACCTGAAACATCTTCTCCTCCTTGTCAACACGGATTTTCTCAAACGGGACGTGTTCCATCTTGGCGATGGTTCCCAACTTGGACCAAGTAACCGCAACCGCAAAGCCGTTGAATAACTCCAAGTCAAGGACCAGTTTCTCGGTGATGTCGTTCAAATCCTCCGTGCTGGAAAGTCCGTCGAAGAACTTGATGAACCGGGCCTGCTGCTCCACGGTCAAGTCATCTCCTGCCTGCCATCCACCGCCCATGATGTAGTTCACCTTGCCGTTGACAATGGCGTTGTGCTTTGACGACCTGCGATAGTTGTCGAGCAGGTAGTAGGGGTACTCGTTGGCAAAGCCGTAGGTGATGTACTTGCCGGAGCGGTTCTCCAGCATCACGGGGACCTTATGCTCTATCCCCAACCATTGGGTGAAGTGTTGAGTAGATTTATTACTCATAGCGTGTGGGCATTAAAACTGATGGATGAGATGGTAATCGTTCTAACACCATCAATTGATTTTACATAGATTGAAAATTCATCATTGGTATTTGCTATCAAAAAGGTTTCCAAAACTACTTGATGGCCTTGGGTATGGCTCAAAGTAACTAGTGCTTCAGATGAGCTGATTTGTACGTCATTTTTGTAAATAGCCCAAACGTAATCATCGCCATTTGCCCCCGAAAAAGTTAGATTTGCACTCACCCTAATTGCAGCGGATAGCGTCCCCGTGTAGGTGATTGATGGCCCCGCAATTGTTGCAACTCTTGAAAAGTTGTTGGTTGATAGAATGTTGTTGCCTGTTTGAATCAGTAATTTGTCAAAAGCATTATTGGTCGTTACAAATGACCTATCACTAGCCGTAGCAACCGAAGCATAGCCACGCTCGATGTCAAGCGTTGCGGTGTCTGCAAGGTCGTCGAATAGGCCACCAACACGGGATGCGGTGTTCGCCCCAGCAGCGGTTTCGTTGGTGATGGTTAATGCACTCTCTTGGAGTTGGCTTCGTGTTTGTACGCTCATTATGCGAAAGTTGAGTCAAAGGTTAGGTCAAAGACACCCTCTTCGGATGCCTCGTAAACATTGTAAGTAATCGTGTTTGCGTAGGTGTTGAAGCCTATCGTTGCGGTTTGTATAAATGCCAAGCCCGTTTCAACCACCGCAAGGGCTGCTGAAACCGTGCTATTGGTATCGTAAACTTCATACTTATACGAGCCTGTTTCAAGCGACCCCACGGCAAGCGAAAATTGGTCATAGCGGTTGGTATAAGATGACAGGTTTGCAGATTTCAGCAGGGTAAAGTCGGTCGTGGTGTTCTTGGCGATGCTCGTAAGTCGCAAGATGTAGCGGTCCCCGGTACTGGCTCGCTCGGTCCAAGTAACCGTCAGGGTGTTGGTCGTGTTGGGGTTCAGGTAAAGCATCTGCTTGTAAATGTGCGATGCCCCCGAATTTCACAATTTGCGCCCAATCTGCCTGTATAGTTCGGCTCGCTTCTTGGCGGTTTCGACCACGTTGAACTGCTTTTTGATGTCCCTCGTAAGGTTGTCAGCCAAGCCCTTGCGAAGGTCGGGGTCAAGAATCAACTGCTTGATGTACTTGTACCAGTCCTTGGGCTTGTTGTAAGGAACCAAGAACCCGTTCTCCCCGTGCTTGATTACGTCGGTGTAGGGGATGGTTTCGGATGCGATGATGGCTTTGTTCATCCACCCTGCCTCGACCACCTTCAACTCGGATTTCAGTTTGTTAAACTTGGTGTCCCTCAAAGGTGCAAGGGTTACGTTCACGAAGTTGTAGCCCCCGACATACGAGTAAATGTCAGCAGCCTGAATGCGTCCGTAGTTCGGGTTGTTCCCTTGGTCGCTGATGATTTTCTCGTAGCCCTCGTAAACAGGGTTATTGTCGTTCCAGCCTCCCAAATAGAGGCGGTATTTGCCATCCAAGTTTGCGTCCCATCGTAACTTCTGCATCCCCTCACGGAGCAGTTCCATATCCTCGCCATGCTGCGCACCTCCGAACCAACCGAACTTGACGAGGTGCTTGTCGGGTTCTTCCTCCGGGTTGGGGATGAACTGCTGATAGGCTTCGTAGGGTTCGTTTTGCAAGATGCTCACATTCGCATTTAGAGGCCGTATGCGGGCAGCAAGATGCTCGGTGGTACAGGTAACCCAATCAGCCAATTTGATGTGCTTACGGATGACCTCTGCGAGTTTGGTTTGATGGTAGTGGCGATACATGATGTGGCCGCTTTCAAGTACCCAGTAGTCGTCAAGGTCAAGGATGACTTTGGCCCCGAATTGGGTCAGGGCTTTGTAAACATTTTCCACCTGCTCCATCGTCCCTTGGCACCAAAGCCGGCTGAACAGGAACAGGTCAATAGACTTCAACCCCTCGTCGCTGATGGTGGTGATATTCTCAACGCACACATAGTCAAATTCCGGGTAGTTGTCGCCAAGGTATGCGTTCGGCATTTCAAGGCGGTAGAAACTGCACCCGGTTGGATGGGCGTTGTAAACGATACAAATCTTCATGGGGTAAAAATAAGAAGGGCAGCCATTGCTGACTGCCCCTCTCAAACCTCAGATGATGAAAACCTGATGCGAAGATACTACGAACCGAGTATCTGCGTAGTCGATGGTGTAAAGACTGTTGA